CGCGTTAATCAGAACGGTAAATTTCGTTACTGCATGTCGGGGGGTAATTTACCAGCAGATCCGAAAGCCGCGCCGGTAACGAAAAATGATGGTAAGGCCTTTCCTCAGCCAGCAGGTGCTGCGTTACCAGTCCGGGAAGCCGCAACACAGGAAGAAATTAAAACAGAAACTGTGGCGGACATTGTGCAGCCGTTGCCATCGTTTACCGAAACGCAAGCAGATGAGCTGATTTTTCCGTCCCTTCGCAGGGCAAACCTGGCGCTGCGCAGGGCGAAAAGTGATGTTCAGAAGTGGGAGCGAGTCTGCGCCGCGCTGCGGGAGCTGAACAAGCACCGGGATATTGTTCGACAGATTACTGATTCTTCCCGCCGTGTTGTATCGGAAAAGTGATTGCCGGAGGCGCTTATGGCAAAAGTATTTACACAGGAAGAGCGGGAAAAAATTAAAGGGCAGGTTGTTGAGCTAGTACGCCGGAGTGGGCGCGAGACGTTACGGCAACTGGAAGCCAAGACAGGTGCGACAAGATATCTGATGAGCGTTCTTGCCAGAGAGCTGGTTGCCAGTGGCGATGTATACAACTCTGGTTACGGGTTATTCCCATCTGAACAGGCTCGTAAGGACTGGCAAAACGCCCGCAAAAAACTATCGAGGGCAAAACTGAAGAAACCGGTTGTGGTTGATCCTGACCTTATCTGGTCATTACCAGACGGAGAAATACGCCGCTATGACAGGCAATTGAACATAATTTGTAGTGAGTGCCGTAACAGTGAAGTGATGCAGCGAGTTTTGATATTTTACACAGGAGTAATGATGGAATAGTGAAAATAACATGAAACCTTTGGATTCTGGTGTTTCAGTGGATGGGAAAAGAGCAGATACATAGAAAATGAATAGCAATAATTCACAGTCTGGATGTTGTTTGTATGCTTATAAAATGATCCTAGTATGCATTGCCGGAGTTGAATCAGCTCCAATGAAGAAACTGAGAGGAGTATTTAGAAGATAGCTAAATGGATGTAATTATTAGTATCTAAAAAATAGTATTTTTGAAATGGGTCTAAGAACACAACAATGTACAAATGAGAAGTTATCTTTTAATATGTTCAAAGACCCATTAGGATTGATATCAGTTATGTTAGCTAGATTGATAAAGTGATTACATATTTTCTGTTATATGCTGAAATGAATAATGCTATTCCAGAGTGCAGCAGAGAAAGTCTCCTGATGATTGAGCTCTGGAAATTGTACAATAGAAAAATTACTGTATTTTTCTGTCAAAATATTTCTCAAAACAGATTCCGCTTTGATGGCTTCAGGATATAAAGATGCGGAGTAATCAAGGCTAAGATTTCCGTTAAGCAAGCATATACTTTTAGTGTGCTTTGATTCTGATATATCATCTTTAATTATCTTGATGATTCTTTCATTCTGCCATAGAAGTGATGGTGCAGATATATAATAATAGTTAAAGCATGAATTATTTTTTAAGCAATCAAGCACAAAAATAGCACCTAGCGAGTGCCCCCATATACCGATTCTGGAACTGTTCGGAGCAATAGTACTAACCCATGGCATGATCTGAGTTAGTAATAATTCTCGGAAAGACTGGCTTCCTCCACCAGTAAAGTAGATCCATGCTGGTTTAGAGTTATCAACAATAGCATTTTCACCATCAGGAGTATAATCGTAAGCACGGCGATGAATGCTAAGGTTATTCCAAGATTCATAACCAAGTGTAACTAACACTGGTGGATTGGGTAGTGCATCAATAACAGGCAGAATATCAGAAATGTAATTGTTGGCACTATTCCCATCAAGTATATAAAGAGTTGCATTATTTTTTTTAATGTTTTTTGGAGTAAAAATACATATTTTATATTTGGTGTCATGGTTAATTGAGTTAAATATGCGTGTTTGACAATGAATGTCCATATGTTTAGTCATGCGTTCTCCCCATGAGCATTAAAGGATGCTTAAGATATGCTATGTCACTGATAAAAAATTTGTTGTGTGTGTTTAGTTATTTTATCTACCTCCATTATGATTTAAGACTGATATATGTTATCAGCAAAGGTACATCGTTATTATTTTACCTGTCAATACATTTGATATTGATTATCGTTTACATCGCTTGCTTAGGAAATTGAAGGCAGGTAACTATCATGTCAATGAACTAACCCACAGTCTAACGTACTTCTTTCCCCAATCACCAACAACCAAATTCCTGTTATCACCACTGGGATTTTGGCGCAACTTCATGGTGCAGAGGTAAATAGCATCAAGCAAAATCTCTTTTTCCGTTGTTGTCCTTATGGGACGTCTGTCTTTCTGACCGATTTCATATTGGCGAGGTAATGGGAAGTTAAGTAGAATAGCTGCGGGTGCTTGAGGCTATCTGCCTCGGGCATGAACACCAACGGCAGATAGAGAAAAGCCCCAGTTAACATTACGCGTCCTGCAAGACGCCTAACATTAATCTGAGGCCAATTTCATGCTAGACACATGTAGGTTAGCCTCTTACGCGCCGAAAGGCAAGGAGAAGCAGGCTATGAAGCAGCAAAAGGCGATGTTAATCGCCCTGATCGTCATCTGTTTAACCGTCATAGTGACGGCACTGGTAACGAGGAAAGACCTCTGCGAGGTACGAATCCGAACCGGCCAGACGGAGGTCGCTGTCTTCACAGCTTACGAACCTGAGGAGTAAGAGACCCGGCGAGGGAGAAATCCCTCGCCACCTCTGATGAATCAGGCATCCTCAACGCACCCGCACTTAACCCGCTT